GACCATCCCAGATTCTACGCTTGAATGCTGGTGAGTATTGAGAGTTAGGAACCTTGAATGTGAAGTAATCGGATATCTCTTTTGCTACTGAATTTTCGCAATGGATTTTGATGAATGTACCATCGATTTTTTCTATTTTTACTTCTTCACTGCCCATGACTGAATTTGATCCATTCGATGGCTGATCGTATATTCCATTGCCTGTTTCCTACGATCTTTACGACACCATCCAAATAACTCACTAATTCTTTCTTTTCAGTAATCTGTCTTTCAAGACGAATAACATCATCATCCGCATCAATGAACCGATCAACATCGGTCTTGAGAATATTTAGGTCGAATGGCTCCCACTTAAAACGGTCTAGTTCCTCTTTAGATAGCTTTCCTGTGTAATACAGCCACTTGTACTTCCGCATAACACGAAGGGTTCTTTCATCCTCTGCAAGGGCTTCCTTATGCTTCTTGAGGAATAGAAGATACTTGTTATGGATCTGTGGAGTATTGACCGATTCTATTGCTAGTTCAGTGGAATCAATCTTCAGATCTTCTTGGACTTGTTGTTTTAGTTCATCAAAATTCATAATATAATTATACACTATTTCAGATAAAAATTAAGTTGGATTTCCTGGATCTGGATCAAATCTATAGTAGGTATATGAGAATCTTGCAGTTGCGTATTGAGGAGCAGCAGAACCAGCTGTGCTTGTAAATTTTAATCCAGATAAACCTACTGGAAAAATTTCATGAAATATTACTTTTCTATTATCTTTATAAGTTCCCTTTGTAAGATACAAAGTAGCAGTTGTCATCCATGAATTAAAACTTAATGAATTGTTTGTACAATCATCATCAATATTTCCAAGTGCTCTCATCCATCTATAGATTTCCAACCAATTTACCAAATTTTCATCTACCATAAAAGTTATAGTAAGATCTTCAAAATTATATTTACCTATTGGTCTTTTTACTGGAATGCCCAATGTGGTTGGCTGTTCAGCCGCAGCCATTGTTAAATTTGGAAGAGAGGCTTCAGTACAATTGTAAACTACAGTTGGAATCCTTTGAAGTTCAAAGTGAAAGTAATTAATTCCAAGTGTATTAATTGTTGTATTGGACATAAAGTATGTAGAAAAGAAAACAGGAGCCATTTCTGGCTCCTGTCTCCGAATTTAATTTGTCAATCAGTATTAGGCTGAGTTGCCGTGTAGGTTTAGTACGCGGAAGATGCGGTAGTACTGGTTGATGCTGGTAGTCATGGCTTCGCCGTCTGGTGTACCATCAGTCTTGAGGACGAATGGATTAGCAACCATGCCGTAGCGAGTCTTGAATCCAATCTTGGGCTGGAAGGTATCAGGATCGACTGCACGAACCATCTGGAGTGGAACGTAGGGGCAGTAGAACAAGCCAGCATCGTATGGGCTTGAACCACGGTATCCTACGCAAACGAAGTCTACGCCAGACTGAACGTATGGATCGATGTAAACGCGCATCTTGCCGTTTAGTACACCAGCGAAGGTGTTGCCAGTGTCATCAACTTCAAGCTGCTGGTTTAGAGCGGGGCTGATGTTGAGGAAGCCACCCATGGCGAGAGCTGAAGCAACATCTGATGAGCAGATGATGAAGTTACCCTTACCACGACGAGTTTCCTTAGCGATCTGGTTAGCTTCGCGTTCGATCTGGAACATGAGGCCACGGAAGCGTTCAGCTGACCAACGACCATCAGAGTCAACTAGGAGGTCATAAGCACCACCCTGAATTGCAGCTGAGGTGAGATCGCTCTGCTTTGCGCCGAGCTTGGCGACATGGTAGATGCCACGAACGACTTCGCGGTTGATTTCAGCAAGAATTTCAGTGCTGAGAATATTGGCGAGTTCGGTTTCAGCATCAAGTCCGTGAACAGCCTTTAGGTCCTGAGCAAGCTCAGTGGTGTAATCGGCCTTTAGAGCACGGGTCTTAGCCTGAACAGCAACCTTGTCAATGGTGAATGCCATTTCTTGGAAAATCTTATTTGTTCCACCGCCACCAAGACCTTCAGCATCATTAACTAGTAGACCTTTGAAGTCACCAGAATATAGCTGCGAAGTTCTAGTTGCGCCTGATGCACCACCAGCGAATAGGGTTAGACCGTAATCGGCTGAACCACCGGAGTAGCTGTTATAGTTGGTGTCAGAACCAGTATAGCCACCTGAACCACCGAAGGGTACGAATGGTTCCTGGTACATGGCTTCTTTGCGAGGACCAGCAGAAGGATCGTACTTCGGACGCATTGCGAAAATGAGTCCGGTAGGAGCGGTCATGGGCTGAACGCCGCAGATGTCGTAAGCAATGAGGTTTGGCATTGCGCGACGAACAAGGCTGATTAGGATTGGATCGTAACCAGCGATGTTAGTTGAGCTGGCATTACCAAAGACATTGCTGATGGGTCCACCTACGGTGTTGTCTTCAACTAGTCTTTGCTGACGCATTGCAGACTCTTGGTTCTCAAGAAGAACTGCGGTAACTTTTGACTTATATGAATCTTCGATAGCGGGAAGAGCGTTGTGATTGAGAACGGGTTCCCACTTCTCAGTTAAAATATCGTATGGGGTTGTATCTTCTAACATGTTATCTCCTGTGTATTTTTATTTATAAATTATCTGTGCTTAAGGTGTCTACTAATCGCATTTGCATAGGCATTAACAGTACTTTCCGTTAGTGTTTCTGGTACTGTTGATGTCTCAAGAATATCAATAGTGCGATTGGCTGGTTGAATTCTTGGTTGTACTTGTTGTGGTGCTACAGCTGGACGAGCAAAGAAGCTTTCCTTGATAACCTTTAGTTTTCTACGGAATTCTTCTGGATTATCGAACTGAACGCCTTCGGCTAGATTGGCTAGTTTGTCAGCCTGGGTTGCTGCCAAACCAGCGGTTTCTTCAGCAAAAACTGCTACTGCGGCAGTGTCAAGAAGCTTCTTACGAAGAGCAACATTTTCGTTCATGCTCTTGTTTAGTTGCTTCGATCTAACGTCAATCTGTGTATAGAGTTCATCTAGAACGTCATATTTTTCAGCAGGAACATCGATGAAGTTAGATTCAAAGAGTTTCTTTAGACCGAAAATGAAGTTCTCAGCTAGCTCTACTTTGATTCCTCTTTCAACTTGTAGACGATTTTCGTTTACCCATTCTTCAACGACATAGGTAAGGTAATCATCAACCTTTTCAGTTAGTTCTGAAACGGTGTTGTTTAGAGCATTTGTATATGAAGCCTTGTATGCTTCGTCAAGCTTGACTGATCTTTCATTTAATTTCTGATTTACAGCGGCAACGAAAATTGTCTTTGCTCTTTCGACAAAATCTTCTGAGAGGTTTGAATTGGCAAAGAGAGCAGCAAGATGTTCCTTTAGGGATTCTTCTGACTCTGCTTCCATATCTTCCTCTTCCATTTCATCTTCAGTTCCCATTGGAGAACCAGGCATTTGTACTGGTGCTCCTGACTTTGGGGTTCTAATTGAAGCTGCGTTTTGAGCGTAGAAATCGCCAACTGGCTTGTTTAAAACAACTCCCTTGCCAGTGGTATCAAAAGCTCCACCGCCAAGGATGTCCTGTTCATCTGATTGCATATTTTGTGGTAACATTGTATTCTCCATTTTATTTATTATTTATCTTAATCCTCTAAATCTATTTTGTACATTAATTCTGGAACCAACTGCTTTTCCAGTATTTGCAAAAGTTCTTCTTATATCCCCGAAAACATTTTCGGCAGCACCTTGTAAAGCTGCATCTTCAACTTCTCCAAATTGCTTGGATAGGAATCCTTGCTGTCCTCCACCAGCTGAACCAACAGCAGCACCAGTACCAGCAGCTACGCCTGTAGCAGCTACTGCGGCAGCTCCTCCTCTTGCTGGATTTATTAGTGATTCTACTTCATCTAATTTATCATCAGCTAATGCTCTTTCGGCTCTTCTCATTCTAAGAATATCATCAGCACTTGCATTAGGATTAGCTTTTCCGCGTCTAATAGCATCTGCATAATCGGCTCTTCTTAGTCCTAATTCTTGAGCTTTTGCTGCTGCTCTTTGGGCTGCACCGGGAGCAGAAGCTGCTCTTTGGGCTGCTCTAGCACTAGATGCAGTTGTAGTTCCTGTTCTAATATCAGATATTTTATCTGCTACATCTTGGCCTAATTGTTTAATTCCTTTTCTGGCTCTACCAACTCTAGAAATTGCGGATCTTTTTAATCCCGAACGACCAACTGCACTAGTGGTTCTTGCTGCAACACTACCAGTACCTTTTGCCAAATTAAATAATCCCTTACCAATGGCTCCAAGAATATTTTCATCCAATTGTTCGTTGGACATGGTGTGGTAAGCACACTCATTTAACGATCTTAGTTCTTTTGAATTTAATCTTTTCATTTGATTTTTCTTAAGAAATCGGCAAATGCCTTAATTGATTCTTCTTGAAGTTTTCTCTTTGAAGCACCTGAAATTCTTCTACGATATCCAGCAATGTCTTGTTCTTTTAGAATACCATTGTCCCAGACCCATTCTTTTCCTTCCATGATACCATCTACGAAAGCATTTGGTGCTGATGGATCTGCAACGATATCGATTGCAGCAAGCATAAAATCTTCTTTGACATAGTTAACATTACCCTTTTTTTGCAACGAACCCATGCCACGGGTAGAAACGCCTAGCTTGACTCCTTCATTCATTAGATTTTTTACAATCTGTCCGCATGGAGTGTCAAGAACTTTTGCTTTTCCGTAGATATCATTACCGCTTTCGTTCAACCAAGTAACTCTATGAGATACGCGGTCAAGATTTACGGAAGGACCGGATGGGTGATTCAATTCACCGAGAGCACGATTCTTCTGGACATACTCAGTTACATAACGACGGGCTTCATTAACAAGAATATTTTTAGGATATATTCTTCCATTCTTGTTTTGCTTTTCAGCCTGCATGAAAATACCTTCGATGAAATATTGCTTTTCACCGCTATCGGTTTTCTCTGTGAGAAATTTGATATCTTCAGTCGTTTCTGTAATTAACTTCATTATTTCTTACCTTTTTTGCCCTTTTTCTGTGCAGCTGCAATTATATCTCCGCGAGTAATCTTGTTCTTTGGAGGATACATGGCAGCGAGTTCTGCATCTGAAGCTTCCATCATTTCTTCATCTTCCTCTTCTTCTTCGCCTTCTTCTTCCTCTTCCTCTTCAGCGGCTGGACCATATTCATCTTCTTCGTTGAAGGTCATTTTTGCAACGCGAACATATTCTTCTGCAAGTCTTTCTCCTAGTTTGATGGTTAAATCTTCCTGGATTAATTTCTTAGCATTGATTGCGTTTTCAGATAGAATTGATAGGATTATTTTTTTGCT